GCGGCCGCTTTCTGAATATCGAGCCACTGGCCGGTATTGACATTTGTGCGAACATCGTACACTTGCCAGGAATTCATTACAGTAACGTAATGATTTTCGCCGTTAATCATAATCGGCATGATCTTAGGCGTTTGGGTGTTACCGTCGGTGCCTGCACCGCCGCCGCCGGATCCGCCGCCCATCATGGTTGCCACCGCTTTAGCCTTATCGAGTTCGGCCAGGGTCAAAACATCGGTAACAAGCAAAGTGGCTTTCGTTTTACTGTTGGCCACCTGGATATGCTCGGCGTCGGGTGCCGTAAAGGCGTTGCCGGCAAATCCGGAATAGGTTGACGGAAAAACGAATTCGGCATTGACGCCGCGAGCTCCGGAAAGGTACATGAAATGCAGTTCATCAAATACCCTGGCCCACCACTCGGATTGACGCTTACGCGCCACCTTGCGTAAATTGTGGATGGTCCGTTTCCGCGTCATGCGGCCGCCACTGTTCACACCACCGCGCATTTGATCGATATATACGCCGTCGGTGTAAAACTTCAATTCTTCCTCTTTGTTTTCAAGTACATCGTCACCCTCGACCGGCTGCATTTTCAGCTGCATGGAAAGATCAAAGGAAATGTACTCGCCGGCATCGTTTTCCAGTTCGTTAAGCTGGTGGATCGGCATACCGGATTCTACGCCCTGGCCGAAAAACTTGCGACTCCAATAGGAAGTTCTCGCAACATCGACGGCCAGAAATGCAGAATACTTTTTAACTGCCTTTGGGTCATTTACCCCAATAATTGTTTGTGCCATTTTATAGCCTCCTGTTCAGAATTAAAATTATGGGTAGTGTTATCTACAGGTTTTTAGTTCACTTCCTGCACGTTGCCGGCGCCATCGTTGGCACCGTCCGCCGGCCTACTACCCTGCTCTGTTTTAACAGGGGGCTATATTTAAACCTCGGCCTTATTTTCTTGGCATTTCTTTCTTTGAAATGCTCACTGTTTTAGGTGCGTCAATGCAGATCCTAACCTTTTTGCCGCTTTTCTTGATAACGCGCAGTGTGATTTTCGTATCTTTGAGATCCAGTTCTACAATTTCGCTTTTAGATACGTCGGTTAGAAGTGCCACATTTCCGCCCCATTCTTTTTAATACTCGGTGGCCGCCTGGCCTTTCACCTTGCCGCCAGCTGGTATATCGTTGGAAACGATCGCGCCGGCGCCTATTTTGGCCCTGGGGCCTATGGTTATGCCTGGAATTAAAACCGCGCCGCCGCCGATCATGGATCCCTGGCAAATACAAACCGGATCCTCTTTCGGATCGTCTAAGCTGGCCACTGGATGCTTAACATTTAGGATCCGGACGCCAGGGCCGATAAAAACATCTCGCTCGATCTCGGCCGCCTGCATGGTAACGTGGCCCATCACTTGTACGTTTGCACCCAGGATGCACGTTTCACCGATCATCGAATAGGCGCCGATAATGCACCAGGGGCCAATTTCGGCGCCGGCCATGACATAGGCAAAATGCGAGATTAAAACCGTCTTATCGATCCTGGCGCCTTGCTCGATCTCCGCGGTAACTTCCCAATTATCCGGATAGATCTTGATCCTGTTTCGCATTTAGTGGTGATCCTCGTACTCCTTTAGGTCCGCGGGGCTCAATTTATCGACGGCCGCCTGCAGCTTTTCGCCGTCTAAATTGTCAAGATAAGCAAATTTGCTCTCGTCTGTATTGGCCGCGGCTGCCGGCTTTCCGGCCAGGGTATCCGGCGGGCGCTTGCCGGACTCTGCCGCCTTTGCCTTTTTAAGGGCATCGGCCGCTTTATCGTCGGCGCTCCGCTTATCGCCGCCAGCTGGTCGGCCATTGTTGATCGGTTCGGATCCTGGGCCCGCCAGGCTATCGATCTCGGATGATACGCGCCTATGTGCCTCGGATAAAAGGTCAAAACCTGGGGCGGTATTCCAATCATCATCGGCTAAAAGTGCGTTTACCTGGCTCGCAAAGGCACCGTAAATCACCTGGGATTGATTTAATTCGGCGTTGCTCTGCAGATACCAATCGCGTTCCCACTGCCACCTTTGCTCGACGGCATTAGCGTTATTCATTTCCGCTTGCTCATGGTGCCAGACTATCTTTTCAATCTCTAAACGCTGGTCGGTATATTCCTCGTAATCAATATCGCCATCATCAAATTTGGTTTTAAGCGCGACAAGATCATTATCGATCTGTTTTAGATCATCCTCGTTTAAGGTTTCCGCCAGTGGCGTAAAGTGGTCCGGTACCGTTTCCGCGGGTCCAGGCTCGCCGGCCGCGGCTGCGTCGGCCTCTTTATCTGCGGCCGCCTTATCGTCGGCCGCGTCTTTCCCTTTGGTGGCATCGTCGGCCTCCTTTCCTGCGTCGGCATCGGCATCGGCATCCTTGCCGGCCTCGTCGGTATCCCCACCCTCTAAGGCTGCCTGTTCTTCGGGGGATAAACCAATATCCGCCATTTTTTCTTTATCGGTCCGGCCGTCACTGGCCGGTGTTTCCTTTGCCTGTTCCTCGGCTTTTGATACCATGATCTACCTCCTGGTTTTGATTAAGGTTATTGATTTTCTTCTTTTTCGGGTTCGATACCGGCGGCCTCTGCCATACGGCGCTTGCGTTCCTGTACGAGATCGAGGACGCCGCCCACTCCGCCGCGTTTCTTCTTTTTCTTCTTAGGCGGTTGCTCTGCTTGTTCTTCTGCCGGTTTCTCGGCTGGCGGTGTCGGTGCCGGTGCCTCGGCTGCCGGTTCGGGTGGCGGTGTTTTTCTAATCCCGCCCTCGCCAAACTTTGAAAGAGGTGGCAGGGTTTCGCCCATTTTCTTACGCCGTTTCATATAAGCGCCATAAAGTGCTTTGCCGGCCTCCCACAAACTCGGTTTTTTCTTTTTCTTTTCATCGTCTGCCATCCTGGGGCCTCCTTAATAGTTAGATTTTTTATGCCGGTAATCTTGCCGGCCATAGTTCTTGCGTTCTGGCATCGGGCGCCGGTTACGCATATACTCGTTGTGCTTTTTCTTCTTGCGGGTTTTATCGACTCCGGAAATGTTGCCTTTGTTTTTGCTGGCGTAAAATACCCGCTCGCCCTTTTCGGCGCCGTATTGGCCTTTCATGGCGCTCATAATCTTGCGGCCTTTTTCGGTCAATGGCATTTCGGAGCTCCGGTTTTAATATCCTTTATCCCTGCAGCTGTTCTTAACTGGATTTTTGCCTGGCATATCCTTTTTGCTTGGGCTGCGGCCTTTGGACGTTCCGCTGCCTTTGTCGGTTGCTGTTGCCCTGGCGGTCTGGCCGCCAGCTGGTTTGCCGCTCATATCATCCTTTTGGGGTTTTCGCCCCTGGTAACTCGGTGCTGTTCCCTCGCCTGACATAGTGATACCTCCTTATGATTTATTCCAGGGGTTAATATCTGTTTTCGGGCCCTGGGGTGTTTCTGCCTGGGTTTCTTGCATTGGCGATCGGTTAGCCATTAGTTCTGCTCGATCCCTCTTTTTCTTTTTACGGTAAAGCGTTTTGTGCCTTTGGCTCGGTGGTCGTTCCCAAACTTTAACGGTACCGAAAGGCGGGTGGCTCGAAAATTTACCGGTTGGATCTGCCATTATCTGCCGCCCATTGTTGGCATAGGCGATCGAGATTTACGCCGTTCTTTAGCCTGGGCCGTTATGTTTTTCATTTTACTCAGGCGATCTTGGCGCTTTGCCTTTGCTGCCTCTTGCTTTGCCCTACGGATGCCTGCAAAGCTGGTTGCGCTGCGTTCTGCGTCCGAGGCCTTTCTGGCCGCTCGTTTGGCCTTGTATTCCTCGCCTGGTGCCTTTTGTGCTTTGGTGGCCGCTCGGTCGGCTGCGATCACTGCCGACTTACCTGGGCCAAATTTGCGCTTTTTAGTTGGTGGCATAGCCATTATAGTACCTCGTCCATTTCCCTGCGGTTTTTCATACCCGCGATAAATTGCGTATTTAGTTGAAGTTGCTTTTTGCGCTTTTTCTTGGCCTTTTCCTCCATCTCGCGCAATTTTATTTCACCGGTTACAATCCCGCCGCCGTGATAGGCCTCCGGATCATCCTTATCAATATCGGCCTCGGTCCATCCTTTTCCTCTCGATACGCCCATATTGTTATGCTCCCTGGCCGGTAAAGAATCGACCGGCGCCACCTTTCTTTTTAGGTTGTATCCGCGGTTGAAATCCGGAAAGTGGCTGCCGCATGGCCAGCATTTTTGCCATAGGTGCCGCTTGTGCTACCGCCGGTCCTGCAGCTGGTACGGCCTCGGCTGGCGCCGGCATGGTCGGTGCGGCCGGTTGAATAAGGCCGGATCCTGGCCTTACTAACCGGCCGCCGCCGCCTGCGCCCGCGTCCTGTACTCCTTTCGGAGTCGGGCCCATATCAAAGGCACCGGTGCCGCCGGTGCCAACATCGGCGCTTGCTCCGGATCCACCGGTCGGCATCGGTGCCGCCACTGGTTCGGGTGGCGCCGCGGCCGGTGTGACGGCCTCTGGCTGGCCCTGGCCGGCTATTCTTTGGCCGCCTGGCCCTCGATCACCTGGGCCGCCCATCATAGATCGCATCTTGCCGCGCTTTTCCAGCATGGCCTCCCTGATCTTTCCTGGGATTTGGCGCCCGCCTGGTCCTCGATCGCCTGGGCCGCCGAGCGATCCGCTCATTTGTGCGCCATATCTCAGGGCGCCCTTTTTACCTCTAAGTTTTTTCCCCATCTGCATTTGTGCTGATGCTGCTGGCATGATGATTATCCTTTCTTAGCTGGTTTTTTGGCCGCCGGTTTGGATGCCGGTATAGGTGGCCTGGCTGCCATTCGCTTATTTTGCTCAATATCGGCCAGGACTTTTGCCCGCTCGATCTGTCGGCCAGCCGCTGCATCGGTTTTCTTAAAGGCTAATTCCTCGTCGGCCAGTTCTACCGAGCTTTCAATACTCATGGTTTCGGACTCGATCTTTTCAACTTCGGCGCCGGTCTTGTCGGCCTCAACTTCCATGCCTAACGATGTTTTGGCCGCGTCGGTTTCCAACTTCTCGGCCTGGGCCTCTTTCAAGCGTATTTCGAGCATTTGGATAGCCTCTAATAGTTGCTGCTGCTTTGCCTCGGCCTCGGCCTTTGCCTGTTCTTTGGCTACTTCCTCCGGATCCTCCGGATCCTTGCTCGGATCCTTTTGCCCTGTTATCTCGCGGATCCTCTGAACAAGGGTTTCTTTCATCGGTACGTCGGACATTTCCACAATAATATCGAGCATGGCCATAGCCAATTCGGGCGGTAGTTTTTCAAGCATCGATGTTAATTGCTCAAAGGCTGCCTGCCGCATATTGGCCGTAAAATTCTGGCTATCGATAACAAAATCGGCCTGGCTGGCCGTTATATCGTTTAGCATTTCGCCGGTTTCCGGATCCTCAAAATTCAGATCGACAAAATCCCACTGGTTCGGTGCGCCCTGGATCCGGATTGTTTTTTCCTCGGTGTAAAATTGTTCGACCAGGGATAGCTTTAGCTCGCCTATCAGCTGAAAGGCCAGGCGGAGATTGTCAAACATGGTCATGGTTAAGGTTGTGCCGAGCTCCTGGCGGGCCGTAATCGCCTTGCCGGATACCGCGTTTGTTTGCCTGCCCATCATTTCATCATTAACGCCGCCGGTTCGCTCAATATATTCGGCGTCCTGGTTCATAAGCATAACGTGTTCATTTGCCAGCTGCGTATCACTGCTAAAATCAAAACGGGTGCCTGGCTTTACTCGGATAAGGCCGTCGGGTCGGTCCACTTCGGCCTTAATATCATCCCAATCATCGGTTGCGTTTTCATCTGCTACCACCTGGCGCGTGTTCAAAATATGCAGGGCCTTTGATCGGCGCTTGTTTAGATCTTCCTGGGGATCGCGCAGCTGGCGGATCATGCCATAAGGTGAGTTATCAACCTTTTTGCGGTTTGCCCAAATAGGCACAAAGGGAAATCGGTTGTGATTGTAAGGCGTCGGGCCGTCGTGTAGGATCCCGCGGCTACAAAATATCATTACGCGGATCCCCATTCGAATAGCATCTACTGTGCTGGCCAATCCCTCGTTTACCATCATGGCGTGATCTTCATTTTTCTCGTCGTACACTACGCCGTTAAGGGTGCCTATCCGCCGGCTGCCATCCTTTAAGACTTTGCCGCGCATCGGTTCTTTATACCAGGCCTCGATTAATCGGACTCGGTTGCGTGACCAGGTTGTTATGCCGGTATCGCCGGATAGTTCCAGCGCGAATCCGGCCTCGCCCTCGACCGGATCAACGTCGATCTGTTGATCTTCTTCCTGCCAATATAAATCATCCTTTTGCACTGCCAGCTTGACAATGCCCAGGCGGTCCGGAAACATCGAGGCCGCTACATCGAAATCCACCCACTTAGATCTGAAAAGGTATCGAGCATCCGAGTAATCGGGTTCTAAATGCAGGGTATCCCACCAAATATTACGCCAATCTTCCCACCTTACAAATACCGGTTCGTCCTCAACGTCGGATTTAACGCCGGCCTCTAACCATCCCAGGCCGGATTTTACGCTATCCTCAAAGGCCCTCGATCGGTGGAATTGTTCTTTCGAAACGTCGGAAACATATTTTAGGATCTTGGTTTTCGTTTCCGCCAGGGGCCTATCCTCTTTGCCCCTGGGCAGTACCATGTAATCAATCCTGGTGCGTTTCTCGGTGCCTATCACCCAATCACAAGTGGGCTTGATCTGATTAAAGACGGTGGCCTTTTGGCCGCGCTGCTTTAATTCGTTGCGATCATCTTCCTCCCATTGATCCCCATCATAAAACTTGTGATCTTTCATCTGCTCTATTCTAAAATCACCCTGCAGCTGGCGCTCGCGTTTGTACCAGCCATTAAGGCGCCGGTACCTGGTTAGCGTTACCTCGTCAAAATCGTAAGGGTGTTTAGATTGATCGCGTGTTTCCTCATCGGTAAAACCGGCGAGTGCCAGTTCTTCCTGTTGGCTCAATCCCTGGTTGTAACCATAATCCGGATCATTAAATCGATCCGGTTCAGCCGCTGGTGTATTGGATATATCCGGCATTGGTATCCTCGCTTATTTCATGGTCAAAAGGTGTGCCGTCAATTTTGACAATGGCCGAGGCCACCGCCTTTTTTTCGGGTGCAAGGGGTGGCATCTTAATTAGATCGTCAATCCTCGATTGAATCACGGCCGCAATATCTGCCATTTTCTTTATAGTTAGCTCTCCGAGGTCAAAACGCTCGATAATGGCCTGGCTTATCCGCCTCATGTGCTGTTCGAAAGTCGCGTTATGATCCTCTGAATACTCGTAAAGCTGGTTCATGCCTATTAAAAACCGTTTTCCTTTGTTGCTGGTCCGCTCGACTTTAGGCGCCAGGCATATAACCGGCTGCCGATCAAAATAGCCTAATTCGCTGCGTATCTCTGCCATTGTCTGAATCTCCTATTCAGATATGACGGTAACTTTCAATCCAAACGGTACGCCCATAGCCAGCTTAATTGCTACCTCGTTGCTGTTGGGTGAAAAATTGCCGTCGTTATCGGTTAGCACCACCACAAAATAAATCCACTTGCCGGAGTCCGCCGGCTGCAGCTGGTACACAAAGGGGCTGGATCCGGCGCCGATCTCGGTATAGGGCCCGCCGGCGGAGCTCGCACTAAAAACCTTTTGCGTGGCTATATCGGTATCGGCCGGATCTGTTGACCAGGTTAGAGTTACCGCCTTTGCCTGGTTGTCATAGGTGCCGGCCAGGTCGGCCACCGCGGCCGGTGGCTTAAAATCTATAATGGTCGGTGCGCCCTCTTGATATTCTGATGGATCGCTGGAAAGGCCCTCGGTATCAATCGCCGTCATTTTAAACCAGGTGGACGTTTCGGCGCCGTCGGGCACCGTAATTGTAAAGGTGGCATCATACCAGCTGGCCGGCGTTCCATCGTAAACAATATCGCCCTGCAGGGCCCACTGGTCAAAAGGCAGGCCAGGATCCAGTGACATAAATAATTCCCACTTGGCCAGGTCCGGTAAATCCTCGGCGTTCTGCTGCCATTCAAAAGTTAATTGCCGCTCGCCGGCCAGGGCCAGGCCAGCTGCCAGGGTTAAGACCGATACGAAAATCAAAATCCTTTTTAACATGGTGTATCCTCCTATACGCTCATGGCGGTCCGGCGTCGGCGTTTCCACTTGTCGGATCCGCGTTTTTTGGTTTTATTGCCCACCAGGCGGACCATGACATATTGAAAGGCATCGGCTATATGGCTAAATCGGTTCTTTTCCGGATCGTCAAAATATTCGCCGGTGTTGGCAATCTCTTTGTAATGGTATCCGCCTAAAAATCCATTTAATAGCCTAATACATCGAGGATCGATCAAGCATCCATCGATACGCGCCAGGATACCATCGACGGCCTGCGTTCTGGCCGTAAAGTTTTGCTCGGAGCTCTCGACGTTTACGCCCTCATCTGCCATTAGTAAGGCGTTGCTGGTAAATCCGCCCTCTTTCTTGCTAAACTTGGTGGCGCCGGCCGGATCTCCCCAATCCTGCCACTCGGCATTAGGGAATAGCTTATTGCACTCGCCCACCACCCACTTAGTAAAATCAACGATGCCCATCTTATCGTGACAAAATTCTTTTAAAACCTGGTAGCGCATAGGCGAGGGATTATAAACAACAAGGCAGGCCGGCACGTTGCCGGAATTATCCCACCCGCGATACAGGGTGCCTGGTCCGGACCATATCAAGGGCGCCTGGGCCTGGTGGATAGCGCGTCGGAAATTGTAATAAACCAGCTTGCCCTTGACCAGGACGCCAGGCCGGCCGTCAACATACATTTCGATCCAATCCGGCGTTTCTCGATAGTCCATCATTAGATCGTTGTAATAGCCTGGCCTTAAATACTTCTCGTTTTCCCTGGGTGGCTGCCAAAATCCCTCATGGTTGGCCAGTGGTTCAATTTCCGGCACCGGTCCAGGCACTTCGGTTTGCCAGGCAAATTGATGATAGGTGGGCATTTCTACGTCGGGCGGGTTGGTGGTTTCGATCCCAAAACGAGGCAGGGGGAATGTTTCGTTTCCATCGATGATCCATTCGGGCGGTATATCGCCAAACTTTTCTTTATACCAGGCGAGGGCCTTTTTCATTTTAGGAAATCGGCCGATCCTGTTTTTAAGCATCCTCTTAATTTCGTCGGCCACTTCGATTGACTCATCGATCCAATAGCCTGTAACTTCCAGACTCTTAAACTTCTTAACGTCCTGGGCGCGATCGCATGATCGAAATAAGAGGGTTACGGTGGGGCCGTTGGGGTGCTTTATGGTGTACTTTTGTTCCTGCTTTAGAAATGATCCCCAGGGGAACCACTCAAAAATGGTGGCCTGGGTGGTATCTCGGAGCTCGGCATAGGTATTGCGGACAACAACAAATTTGCACTCTTTGATATTGTAATGGTTGTAAAGATGCCAGGGTATTAGGTGGCATACTTCCCAGGTGGCGCCGGTTGTCTTTCCGGATCCGACCGGACCGACAATAGCGCGTAAGGGGGCGCCGGACTTGTGGAATAACCTTAGTGTCGGTATCGCGTCATAAGTAACGCTTTCCTCGCCGGCCTGTTGCGGTATCGCGTTTGACAATTCAATCTCCGCATAGTGGCTTATCCTCTCCTTTTGCTGGCCGGCTATCCTTGCCGGATCAATTTATTAAATGGGATCCACTGTTCATGGATCGTTACAAAATCCTTACCATCGATATTGACCGATACCTTTTTGACGGTGGATCCAACTTGATACAATTCCTGCCAGGGCCCCAGGCCATCCCCAGGGCTATGAATAATAGAAACGCCCTCATACCTACCCAGGGCGCCAGTGAAAAGCGGATTAGTGCCGGCCGCTGCCGGCGCCTTTTGCGCTGCAGCTGGTACCATCGAGGACGGTACCGCGGCCGCCAGGACCGCCAGGCCTGCAAATTGTAAAAACTTGCGCCTGGATATTTTCAAGCGATTTTCAAGCATTTGTCTAAAATAAGGCTATTTGGGTGAAATTGCACAAAAAACGGCCTCGCCATTTGCGCGAGATTGGACGATCGGCAAAGGCCGAGGGGTAGGAGTACCAGGGAATTAGGCACTTTTTAGCCTGGCCATGCCGGCATCGACCGGCTTTTCTAAATCGCCAACAATGATATAAGTAATTTTTTCTGCTCCGGATCCGGACTCATCGATATTAAAAGCCTGGCGCTGCAGGGGTACTATCTTATCGATAACGTGCGCCGCGGTCCGCAAAAGATTGTTTCTTTCTTTGAGCGCCAGGCTGGCCGCCATGACAGTTACCTTTTTCACTCGATCACCGCTTGCTAATTTGGCCATGATGCCCTGCGAGTGGGTCAAATCCTGCAGGGTTACATCTACCTGTTGCAAGATTTTAGTAAATAAAACCTTGTGGCCGCCTATCACTCCTGCGCCGAGCTCGCCATATTTGTCAATCGCCTCAGTGTAGTTATCAGCTGTAACCTCTTGCTGTAACTCCGCCTCGATACTTTTCTTTTTTACCGAGGCGCGTACATCGTCGGCCAGGTTTCGGGCCCATCCGTTCTTGTCGGCCTGCTTCATAATGGCCTGGCGGGTGGGGCCGTAAGTGCGCGAAATTGCAGCGACACTAAGCTGGCCTAAAATATACTCCTGCTTAATTTCGTGCCACACTTCGACCGGATAACCGTTGCCATTACCGTTGCCGTTTTTGTGACCTTTTGACATTTCGATTATGCCTTAACAAGGTTCGGGCCAGTTGAAGCTGTAACCGATATTCGGTCTGCTTTCTAACTGGCAATATGTTAAACGGTAGCATATAAGGATTTAATTTGGCAACTAATTCCTGTTTTATTATCCCTTGCGCGATCATATCTTGGACGGTTACGGCCGAAAAGGCCTGTAACTCCCGCGGTTTTAGACCGGTTTTTTCATAAATTTGGGCCATTTGCATTTCAAAAATGGCTCGCAATTCTGGTTCCACCTTGTCAAAAGGTGCCAGGGGTGTAACCGGATCGAGCGCCGCCCTGTAACACTGGATCGCAGCATAGATAATTACGTTCATTTCCTCGGCCGTCAATACTTTATCCTCTGCCATTGGTTTAATTCCTCTGCCCAGGGGCGCCATTGGCCCCTGGGCGCTGCCTGTTATTTCGTTGGGGGGTTATTCGGTGCCGCCGCTAAACTCCTTATCCCAGGCCGCCCTGGCGGTTTTGGTGCGTAATTCCTCATCGGTGGCCATAGCCTCTAACTCCGCCTCGGTTTTACCCTCGGTGGTTTTCTCGTATAGCCTTATACCAGCCTCTAAAAACGATAAAAGGATTGTCAATTCTGCTGCTCCCATCTGCTATACCTCCTGGTTTAGGTTGTTGTTTCGGGGCCCTGGCCGGCCTTAATCAAGGTATTTGGCGATTGTTACCACCATTTTCTGCCTTAATTTCAACCAGGCGCCGTTATAGGCCGTCGGATCTTTGGCCGGATCCATTAAAGCGATCTTCCATCCATCGAGGGTGGTTTCGATCGAGTCAAATATAGGATCCAGGTTTTTTTTCATATCCGCCTTATCCTCGACCGTCAATAAAGCGCCGTACACCGTTAGGCTTTCCAGCTGGTCATTATAAAACTTGCGGGCAGTGACATATTTGCCTATTGGCGTATCCGGTATGGGGTTGCCCTGGAATTGGCCGGCGGTGCATCCGGAAAACATAAGCACCAGCATGATAGCCAGGAAAATAACCAGGCCGTCAAAAACTTCATTTCTAATCTGTTTCCTCATATAAAGGCCCTCCTTTCCTTTGTGGTTTTTAGGCCGATCCCGCCTCCATCTTTAGCCTCTTGGTTGTCAAAACCGCGACTTCGACCTTGCCGGAAATAAAATCCTGCAGTTCTTTGTTTGCGATCTCTAAAATCTTTTTGGTTGCTGGTGGTAGCTGGTCGTTTACCGCTTTCATGGCCGCCGATTTTAATTTCATGCCCTCATCTGCCGTTATCAACCCATCGGCGCCTACTTCTCTAACCGTTTCATTAATCTTGGCCACTGTGCTTTGCACCACATTTTCTAAAACGATCATGGCATCGTCAAGCGCCTGGCTATCGGTCCTGGCCTTTATCCACTTTTTGAGCTCGTACAGGGCCCAGGTTGTTAAGGCCGAAACGGCCGCCACTGCAAAGGGAATGATGATCTGCAATAGCTGTTGCATTATGGTTGTTTCTTCCATCTGTTGCCTCCTGGTTTGGGGTTATGCGCCGTTGGACTTGATAAAGATCTGTATCCTCTCGTCCAGACGCGCCAACAATTCCTGGCCGGTATCCATCTTTTTAAACAAAACGCCCATATCTGATTTAACCGATTTTTTATAGGCCTCAAAATCGGCCCTGGATACCGCCTCTGCTCTCGCCCTCTCTCGTTTACCATCGAATTCTTTTAGGTTGCCGCTTAATTCCTCGATCCTGGCCTGCAAACTTCCCTGGCACGTTAGCCGGTGCTGATGCCGACTCTGATTTATTTTTTGGATCTCCTGGTCAAACTCCGCCCGCGGGATCGCGTTGCTTAACGTGGCCTCGATCGACGTTAGCCTGGTTACGATATTTACCAGGCTATCTTTTAAATTCGGGATTGCAAACTTGATCGTGCCCCATACCGCCGCTGCTGCTGTTAGAAAAATCATACCGATCATTATAACAATGTGAATATCCTTGATAACCACTCGGCCACCTTTCAAACGCAAAAAGCCTGGGGGCGGTCACTCCCCAGGCCTTTCACAAAAGAAGATTGAATAAAGTTGATCCATAACGAGTCACGCGCTTACGTTCTGAATTTGACTCCGGATAGCGGCCGTTATGGTATTATCAATTATTCGGGCTTGTCAACCTCTGATTTTTTATCGTCCGGATCCTCGGCCGGTTTTTCTGCCGGCGTTTCGGACTCTAAAGCCTCGCCGCCAATAGCTTTGATACTCTGAATATTCTGAACGATTTTAATGATGCTGGCCGCGAATTTTGTTGCCTCCGGTGGCGATAACGCCATCCAGCTGATACTCTGTTTAAAATTGACAATCACCTGGCCGCCCTGCTCGGAAACTTCCACCCGCAGATCCCTTTTCTGCTGCGTCGGATCTATCCCCGCTCCTGGCATCCCGCCCACCTGGACACCATGCTTTTTGGCCAGCGCCTTAACCTCGTCTAAAAATGCCATTTGTTTCTTTGCGTCCTTAACGCTTTTATCGTCACCGTTGCCTTTTTCTGCCATAATAATAATTCTCCTTTCGTTAATGGTTGAAATTCCAGCGTAAGATATAAACTGTGAAATGGCCGGCGGTCTGGCCCGCGTTTTGGCCAGGCGCCGGACAATTCAGAGTTTAGATCTTAAAGCGATAGATCCGACCGACAACCGCATCGCCGGCAATACATTTCCGAGTATTCCTTAAAGCCCGCCAGTGGATCCTTTTTGGCCAGTTCCTTGATCCGATCATCCGGTGGGATCCCATCGAGCGCCGCGCCGGTCCAATCGTGATCGCCAATTAAGCAAAGGAATTTGCCCCATATTTTTTTAATCATAACAGACTCCACCATTCCAATATGATAGGCGTCAACCAAAACGCCAGGATGATAGATATTCCCAAAACCGACCAGGCGAAAACTTTAAAATACATCTGCCTTTTTGATTCCATGTTAGCCCTCAAAATCGAAAAGTATCTGGTCCGGATCATATTTCACCGTAAGACCATCCTTTACCCGCGTTTTGATAAAATTGATCTCGGTCCTTTGCTTAACCTGGCCTTTTTCCATTTTCACCGTTACGCCAAAACCTATCTTTACTTCTCGATCGCCATTTTTATACGCCTGGTTGATCTCATCCACATATTGATCGAAATATTTGCTAATTGTGGCGATCGCGTTTTCCTTTATCATTTGCATTTTCAAAATGTTAGCCATAAATCCTCCTTTAAGTAGGCCTGGGCGGTCCGCCGCGTCCTTTTTCCACTTTGGGGGATTACGTTGCGGCCGCCCAGGCGTCCGGCGAGCTCCGCCGGTTAATCAAATAATTTGCGCTGCTTGTCGTTGCTCTGCTTTGTGATAGTGGTATGCCGGCCGTGGATTATCTCAATATTCGCGCCACAATGCCGGCATACCGCTTGTTTAGTTTCGCCTGGTGCAATCTCTCTTTCTGTATCATCCCAAAAGGGCGATCGCCCCAGGCATTTAGGACAAGTATCGACTTTCCAAATTTTCACCCTGGATCGGTCCTTTCCTCGTCCGGTCCGGTATCCTCGGTGGCCACTTCTGCCAGCGAATGATCCGCGCCACTATCATCCGGTGGCGCCGTTCCGGATCCCACCAGGTTGCCGCCGGATGCCATAGGACCATGCGAGGCTTTCCGCGCCGCATGATAATCCTTTTCGGCCTGCTCCGGATCCTTAAAATACTCGCGCAGGGCCGTAAGTAGCTTATTTGTGCTGGTAAAAGATAGCTCCGCACAACCGCATCGAACAATTACCCCACCATTTACCGTCGGCGTTATCTGAATATCATAAGGAAATGCGAGTTCAAACTGCATGGGTGCCCTCCGTTCCCGCGGCCTCTCGTTGTGCGGTCCTGGTTTCCAGTGCTTCCAGTGCGTCTTTAAGATAGTTGATAGCGGCCTCGTTCTCGTCGCAGTTAAACTTAGATCTTTGATAAAATTGGATTCGGTCAATAGCCGCAAATATAATGCTCTCGACAAAAGCGCCATTTGGAATTTTCCTTTCCTCGCCGCGCCCCAGGGGGCCCATCTGCCAGGAAATAGTATAGCCCAGGCCGGTTGATACTCCGCCGGCCGGATTTTCCTCGGCATCTACCCAGTGCTCGCTAAAATCTCCCATCGGCGCTATGCTCATTTCGGCCAGTTCTTTCTCGGTGGTCGGTACCGGTCTTTCATCTTGATTAATTGTCATTTTTTAGGATCTCCTTTCCTTTTGTGGGTTATAAATTTCGGGTCACAAGCTAAAACTACTGCCCAATGTTTCACCTGTTCGGGGTTCGGATCGCGCCGCGCCCAAATTATTTTTGAAATTAATGTTTCATCAACCTTAACGTGCTCCGCGAAATCTGACGCTGAATCGAATTTTTCTAACATTTTAATTTTAAACATCAATCGCGGTGGCTGCCCTTTTTTCCGCCGCGCTTTTCGTTTAAGATCTCTTTCTAAAATGTGCTCCCATAAAGCCAGCTTTCCTATATCGTGCAGGCTTTTTGGTTGCTCGGCCAACTCATCCAAATATTGCATAACACAATCGAGCGCATCTAAATGGCTCGGATCCAGGCCCTCGTATTTTTGCTTTGCGCCTTTATCGAGCTCCGCGT